GGAAACGACACTATAAAGTGGTCGCCCATTTATATTTATCAGAAACGCATTGTGCGTATTGCTGATTACGAGGGAATCATAAGTATAGGCATGAATTAGGTTGTAGCATCAGGCTTTGGTAAAGATAATCTTTATCATCAGACGTGGCGGTGTACCAACATGCAATAACAGTAGTTACATTCCCTAAAAGCTATAACATAGCGTTGTGTGAACAACGGAAACATCAGATAAACAAACATCATAGCTTGGTACGCTCCCCACGTGCCAAGCTTTTTTTATGGGGAAACACAATCACGACTCATCAGGAGATAAGCAACATGATTAAAGAAATCAAAGACATCTTATCACGTATGACGTGGGCTGAAATAATACAAAGTATAGTTGGTTCGATCTGCGTCTTTGGAACGATCTATGTTCTTTTATTAATTGCATATGGGTTGGAGGGTATTAACTATGTTCATTGAATATGTAACTGCCCTCGTAATTTCATATAACATTTCGATTGATGGGGAACTTCACGACGTGACTTCACACATTTGGTTTAAAAACCAAGACGAGTGCCAAGAAGTATTCCAGTATAATGCTAAACTAAGTAAATCCGTCGACAACCTGTACGCACATTTACGTAACATCTACGGCAAAGACATAATGATGGGTTGTAGGCAAACAGAGATAGTAAGCAAACCTTTAAATGTTCCACCACCACGACCAAAAGAATTGGAGAATTAATATGCGACAGATAATTGGGTCAATACTAGGGTTCATTAGCTTTGGTATTTTAATGCTAACGTATATGTGCATTATGTTTGACACGACTATAAGTACCGACACCGAGACTCTATTGAATATGGGAATTGTAGGTTTCGTGGGCTTTATTGTTTCTTTGTATTTAGTATTCGTCGCGTCACCCCGGCCGCAGCTCTACTACGACGACATAATCAGAGATGCGATTGTACTAAGCAAAGTAGAAGGTTGGCTTGAGGAAGAAGTCATAGAACATCAGGACTGCGCTGATGCTTATGAGAATGGCGAAGAACCTATTATGTCTGACCATACTGACGAGATATGTGTTGGCAGACATGAAGTTGCTGAAGGTTTATTAAATCAAATTAAGAATTGGAGATCAGACTTATGCAAATAAAAGTTAGGCAATCACCTGATCGTGCCGAGTTTAACGAGTGGTTAAACAACAAACCTAAAGGTGTATCTATAACTAAGCAAGAAAACTACGCACATGGATTTGTAGAATTGCTTATAGAAATTAATGACGAAGGCGAGGGGAAGGAGTTTGATTCTTTTTTAAATTAACTTACGCAAACTGTTTAATTAATAACGTGTTGACAGTTTAGGTATTTACGTGTACATACATGTAGTATCGTTTACGCACGTTTACACACACCCACAATTTATGGAGGTAAGTATGGGTTCTATTAATCAAATAATCAATACTTCTGTTCAGATGTATAAGAAGTCGCCCAAGGTTGTCGTCGACATCGTTGGTAAGCCTGGGGAGGGTAAGAGCGACGCTTGTATACAGATTGGGCGGAAACTAGGGTTCGCAGATGATCGTATCCTAGTGGTGCATATCAATAACCATGACGTCGTTGACTTCACGGGCGTCCCCAGTGTGACCGACGGAATGACTATCTTTAATCCATCAAAGATGTTCTACGATTTTCGTGAGGGTACTGGTGGGGGCTTGATTGTCCTTGAAGAATTACATCAATCGTCGTCGCATCACCAGACGTGGGCGGCAGGCTTCATGCTAGAGCGTAGGACACCATGTTTTGAGTTAGATAAAAATGTTAGCATCATTGCAACTGGTAATCGTGCCGAAGATCGGTCAGGGGCTAAGCCATTGTTAGGACACCTTAATGATAGAATGTATCATTTTGATGTTGAGACATCGCTTGACGACTGGTGCGAATGGGCGCTTGCACATGACGTAAATCCACTTGGTATCGCGTTTCTGAGACTACGACCTAATCTGTTAAATGATTACGATCCCAACAGACGTAGTAACCCAACGCAGAGATCATGGACTAAGGTGTTTCAAGAAGTGCCTATGGATTTGCCAAGTGATCTTTATCTCATGGCATGTGAAGGAAAGGTTGGTGAGGGTGCGTCGGCTGAATGGGTTGCGGCTAAGGATATGATGGCGAAGATGCCTAGTATCGACGTTATTAGAATGCATCCCGATACGACGGAGACACCGAAAGAACCTGCCGTACGTTACGCAGTAGCTACGTCTCTGTCCGTGACATCTACTGTAGATAGCTTTGAAAGTGATATGAAGTATGTAACACGATTGCCAAAAGAATTTGCAGTTGTGTACTTAACTGACGCTCTCAAAATTAACCCTGCAATACAAACCACTAAGGCGTTTACAGACTATGCAGTTAAGAACGCTGATCTATTCAAATCATAGGGAGGACTATAAATGAATATGTTATTACAACAAGCCTTGGCTGATGCGGTAAGATCGAGTGAACACGACTCATCACCTGCGCCGTCTTCTCCTGCTGCTGCAAGCAACGACGCCACGAACGTCACAGATGTTATTACTGAGGGCCCTGAACAGGAACTACCAACTGAACAACCCGTGCGTCAGTTAGTAGAGGTCAAGCCTCTTAACGAGAAAGCAATTCTTGTTACACTAAAGCGTGGTATGTATCGACCATATATTTCTGACGTGTCTGCGACAGAGGAGTATGGTGCAGGCACAGTTAACAAGCATTTGTTTGATGGTAGAGATAACCTAGTTAAGCGAACAGTTGCTAAGTTTACCGCGGTATATACTTACGTCAACGACAATACTGTCCCGTGGGCGGTAGGACAACGTATGTTAAACATGATGAACTGGAGTGATTTTACTACTGGTTTACGTGAACTTGTCGACGATGCTCATGCGTCAGTAAATATTCTATGCCATAATTGGGATAGCGTATGGCGTAATGATCTTGCTCGCATACATCAAATCGGTATTGCGAAAGGTAATCCTGATCTTGCAAAAGAGAGCGACTACCCCGACGTAGATGATTTGCGGTCTCGTTTTTCAATCGACGTACAATATAGCCCGATACCCAAGGTTGATGACTTTGACCCACGTTTCGGCATGAGCGAAGAAGAGAAGTCGTCGTTGCAACGCCAGCTGGACGATGTGCAAACATCTGCATCAAACCATGTAATTGAACAGATGATTAAGCCGTTAGGGGAAGCGGTTAAGAAACTGTCAGTACCTATTGGTACAGATGGCTCTGTGTTCAGAGATAGTCTGATTGACAATATGGTAGAAGTAGCTGACCGAATGAACCGAGTATGTCTGAGTGATGATCCATTAATTAGACAACCGATTGCTGAGTTAAACGCACTCGCTTCAGGGCTGGCAGGAAACAAGGAAGTCATACGACATAGTCCTAATGCTAGATCCCAAGCCAAGAATGATATTGAAAGCTTGATGGGTAGAATGAAAGGGTTGGTATTATGAGTAAGTATAGTAACTATCTTGTCGATCTTGAAGATTTATTAGGTGGGCTTCTTGAAGATATGACAAACGAGCAAGCCTTAGTAGAAGTAGAAAAACTACGTGGCACAATAGCTAGAAACGACGCAGAATCCATACTTGATAGATGGGAAAGAGAATTTGCGTAATTAAATTTAAATGCTAACCTAAACAATACTGATAATAATTGGAGGAATATAATGTTTGACCAAGCGTCAATGGAGAAACTTTCTCCCGAACAACAGAAAGAAATAGAGAAGAAGGTTATCAAGGCTAAAGCACGATTGATACTTGATCATCCTTTCTTTGGTATGGCAGTGAGCAAGCGTGATATTATTTATTGTTATAATACACCAACCGCGTCGATGGATGCTGTGGGGCAAATGCGTCTGAATCCGCATTTTGTTTCGAAGCTTAGTCAACGGAACGTAATCTTTCTGTTAGCCCATGAGGCGATGCATTTTATGTTGTCTCACTCAACAAGGCGTGGTGTACGTGATCCTGAGATGTGGAACATAGCCGCTGATCAGGTTATCAACGACACTCTTATCGATGCGAAAGTTGGTGACTTCATAGAAGGGGGTTGCCACTTTGATGGGGCAAGAGATAAATCTACTGAAGAACTGTACAATGATCCTCCGCCCGACGACGGAAGCGGATCTGGAGGCGGTATCGGCCTCGACATTGGTGACGCAGTAGATGAACACGGCAACCCTCTTGACGAGAGTAAGATCAAAGAACTAGAAGCCAAAGCAAAAGTTGAGGCAATACAATGTTCTGCCCAAGCTAAGAAACGTGGTAAGTTGCCTGCTTCACTCGAGCGTATGATCGACGAGTTAGTTCATGTAAAGACGCCTTGGTATGATATACTTGAGCGTTATTTTAATGGAAAGATTAGAGATGGTTGGTCATGGAAAAGACCTAATCGTAGGTTCGTCGGTCGTGGCATTTACCTCCCAGGCGTCGACTACACGCCACGGATGGGGAAATTTGTAGCTATTATCGATACATCATGTTCGATTGGACAACCAGAGTTAAATGTATTTGGTGGACACATTAATAGGATAATCGAGCAATGTAATCCTGAGTCTATAACTGTTATATACTGTGATGCGGAAGTAAATCATGTTGATACGTATGAGCCTGAAGATCTTCCCTTAAAGCTGACTCCACATGGAGGTGGGGGTACGGCTTTCAAACCTGCGTTCGACTACATTGACGAACATAATTTAGACCCCGAGATCGTTGTATATTTAACTGATGGCTACGGCGATCAGAACGATTTCACATCCAAGCACGACACAATCTGGCTTACTACTGCATGCTCTGAGTTTGAGTGGGGAACAGTAGTTGAGTTTGACGTCGATGCGTAACCCTCTAGCCAAAAGGAGAAATTCATGGCTTATGTAAGAAAGACTGATACACTTGTGCATGAGATAGTAAGTAGAGTACAAGATATGTCACGAACTGCACAAAAACCCTACGACGTGGATACTGTAGTAGAAGGTAGTGTAGAATATAAAGCTATCTTAGATGCAGTAGAAACTGTTTCGTGGAAAAGCGCACCTGAGTTAAAAGATAAGATGCCTAAGTCTTGGGTAAAGCGTTTAACAAAAGCAGAAAAGGTTGAGGTTAAAATCCCTGCACCTAAATCTTGCCCTTCAAGTGGTTCGTTAAAGGTACAAATAGAGAATAAAGGTAAGCCTTTTTTCTTATCACCTCTAAACTTTGACCCGAATGCAAATAGTTATTATAGCTACCCATCCATATCTTTTGCTGAAGATGATATACCGCCAGTATTAATGACATGGTTTCAGAGTGGTAAAGCTAATGAAGCGACTAAAGCAGGCATAAAAACTAAATTTGAGAAAGTTGAAGAACAACTCAAAAAGTTCATGGGGCAACATGCATCCTTGAATACGGCGATCAAAGCTATGCCAGAGATAGAGCATTATGTGCCTGAAGAATATATACAGAAACTTCATGCGCCGTCGCCACCACGTGGTAAAGCGTCTGCTCCTGCGGTTAAAGAGGAATTAGATATAGACGTTGACGAGCTAACGAGTGCGGCAGTTGCACATCAAATCGCTTCAGCAGGTTAAGTTATGGAATCATTGCAGTATGAAATGTTTTCAGACGAAACTTTAGATGAATTAAAAACTGGAAAACTTAAAGACAGAGACCAATCGGGCAAACTAACCGAACGAGAACTTATCATCATTAAGATGCGTTTTGGTATCGATATGCCTAACCAACAATCTTTGACATTAGATCAAATTGGTAAGATATTTGGTCTTACTAAAGAACGCGTTCGCCAATTAGAAACGAGGGGTATGCGAAAAATGCGTAACAATGCAGATATGCAGAAACTTAGACACTTAGTTATTGGAGATGTAACATGAAAAGAAACAAAGCTGAGAAGGTATGGAAGTATTTACTGAAGAACAAGTTAGCCACGCCTACGCAAGTGGCGAAGGCTACCGGTGTGTCTTACGGCTACGTTCATAAGCTGATGAGTACCATAGGTACACCACGTGAGGTAATTGAAGCTGAAGAACGAGCAAAAGAAGATGCACGTACAGTTAAAATGCTTAAAGCAAGAGCTAAGAACCAAAGTACTTTCGACACGGCTATTGCTAATGCGCCTATTAGAGAGCCATTCATGGGTGGATCTTTATGGGGTAGTCGCTATATGCAAGCAGTAATCTTTCTCGCTATAGCAGGCATAATCGGACTCTGGCTATATGTATCTTGGATATGAGTAGAGATGAAAAAGAAGTTGAAGTTATCTTAGCGTTTGATCGTATTGTTGCAGACTTAAGATACCTGAACCATGAACAACTGATTAATTTAAATATTATTATTGGAGATCGACTAAATGACCGACAAAAAGAAGATTAATCGTTGTGACCTATTGGCAGAAGCTTCTGCTTTAACCTCACAAGACCGCAATAAAGAGTATGGTGACCCCATTGATAACATGACCCATATAGCAAATATCTTTAACGCTATAACTGGTCATAAGCTTAAACCATCAGATGTTCCCATACTTCATGTAGCAACTAAATTAGCTCGTAAGCGTACAAGCCCACTTAAGAAAGATCATTACGTCGATATCATGGCGTACACGGGTATCGCTTACGAGTGTGAACTAGAGGAGAATGGGAATGAATGAAGAAATAGATATCGCAGAAGCAGTAGTAAGAATCGTTAAGCGTTGCACCGAAGAAGTATTAACTTGTTCTGGTTCTGCTCCAACTAGCGTACTTGCGAAAGAAATTCTTGAAATAATACGCAATATAAAAGTGAACTCCCCCTAGAGGAGAATAAAAATGGATATAGAGGACGATGATTTTTGGACTCCATTAGACCCTGTTAAAAAAGGTAATAATAGACCAAAGGTAAAACCCACAAAACAGAAAAAAACTAATCACTATAATTTTTGTAGGGACGATGATTCTGAACCTATGGATGTGTTGGACGGCGAGGCAGATGAATGGCTATATAGGATGTTCAAGCCAACACCAGAGTGGACTAGGTTTCAGTCTCCTTGGGTAAAAAAAGAAAGAAAGAAAAAATGAAAATAGCAGTAGTCGACTTAGAAACTTATTGGGCAGTTGGTCACTCGCTTACTAAGATGTCCCCTATTGCATACTGTATGCACCCCGACACGGAGATAATCTCTTGCGCATTTAAATTTGGCGAAGAGAAAACCGTCGTCGCGTTCGGGGAGCAGCATGTGCGGGACATCTGCGACAACGTCGATTGGTCTGACTATTGGGTAGTTGGGCATAATCTCTCTGGCTTTGATGCTATGATACTATCATGGCGACTTGGCATTAAGCCTAAACTATGGGGGTGTACCCTCGCAATGGCTAGACCTATCCACGCAAAAGATGTGGGGCTATCATTGGCAAAACTTGTCGAGCATTACAAGTTAGGTACGAAAGATCAATCGGCGTTGGTTGCCACAAAAGGTAAACGGCTTGCGGACTTTACTGACGACGAAGTTGCAGAGATGCGGCATTACAATATCGCCGACGTTGATCAGTGTCACGAGTTACTGAGACGACTCATCAGGCAGACACGCAAAGATGAAGTCAGATTGATCGATATGACAATACGTATGTTAATCGAGCCTCAATTTGATATTAACATGGATTTACTCATTAACACGTTAGCAGATGAGAGTGCTAGAAAGCAGGCACTTTTAATAGAGGCGTCCGAAGTAATGGGGGTACGAACTCCCGAAATGACAGACGAAGAAGCCTCACAAGAAAGCTTGACAGTGTTATCTTCAGCGAATAAATTTGCGGTGTTCTTGGAGACCTTGGGGGTCGACGTTCCTACTAAAGTCTCCCCGACTACTGGTAGGGAGATCCCTGCTCTTGCTAAGACGGATGAAGATTTCCTTGCTCTCCAAGGACACCAGAACGCGCTCGTCGCTACAGCTGCTGCAGCGCGCCTCGACGCGAAGTCTACTATCCTACAAACACGTATTCAGGCATTCATGGACGCGACTAACGCACATCCTGATAAAAAAGTACCAATACCACTCAAATACTATGGGGCAGATACAACTGGTCGGTGGTCGGGTTGGGGGTATAATCCACAGAATTTACCACGTGTTAACCCTTATGAACCGAAGCCGTCAGACGCGCTACGGTCGTCGTTGACTGCACCCCCGGGGTACAAGATCGTCGTCGCTGACCTGAGCGGCATCGAGCTACGCGTCAACCATTTCTTATGGCAAGTACCTTCAAGCATGAAGATGTACCAAGATGATCCTGAGAAAGCTGATTTGTATAGAGATTTTGCAAGTAAGTTATATGAGATACCTCCAGATCAGGTATCAAAAACGCAAAGACAAGTGGGTAAGGTAGCCCACTTAGGACTAGGCTTTGGGGCAGGGCATGTCACATTCCAGAAAGTTGCCAAACTTATGGGTGGGGTGGACATTACTGAAGATGAAAGCCGTGACATAGTTGATAGGTGGAGATATGAGTACAATGAAATTTGTACTGGTTGGCGTATATGCCACAAAGCACTACCTACAATCATACGAGGTGCAGAAGGCGCATCCGTTGATCCTTGGGGGTTTGTAACCCCCGTAGAAGGCGGTTTAAAGACGCCTAAAGGTATGATACGATACCCAGACTTACGTATAGAGTACGATGATGAAACAAACCAACAAGAATTCTGGTACGGCAATGGTCGTAATCGTGCGAGAATTTACGCTGGGAAGATCGACGAGAACATCGTTCAGCATCTTGCCCGATGTGTAATTGCCGACAACGCACTAACTGTACAACGTGATATGGGTTTAAATCCTGCACTTATGGTACATGATGAGCTCGTTTACGTCGTCGACGAGCATGCAGCCCAGGGAGTACTAGACGACGTGCAAAAAATTATGCGAACCCCTCCTGATTGGTGGCCTGAGTTAGTCACGTGGAGTGAAGGGGATATTGCAGATAACTATGGTGATGCAAAATAGGAGGTATAATGCCATGAGTATGAAAGATATAGAAGAACAATTTAAACTAAAACCAATAGCAAGAGATAAATCAACTGTAGGTAAACGTCAGCAGAGTATACGCGTCAAACAAGCGCGGGCAAGCAAAGACGGAAAGTACAAACTTATTAAAAAAGGCATCCTATCAAAGCATGGTAGTTTGTGGTAATTTTAAAATAAACTTGCCAAAAACCTTGAAATATGTTTACATGTGTGCATATAGATGTACTCAAGTGTAAATACATTAACGAGGTAATACTGTGGAATTAACTAACCCTTGGAGCTATTCAGCCCTAACCGCGTATGAAACTTGCCCTAAGAGGTATCAACTTACAAGGGTGACTAAGCAAGTTATCGAATCTCAAACCGAAGCTACAAGGTGGGGGAACGAAGTACATAAAGCATTAGAGTTATTCGCCAAAGGTCAAAAGCCTTTACCCTCATCAATGGCAGAGTATGGTAGATATGTACGCAAAATACAAAAGCTTGAAGGCAAGCGCGTCGTAGAGGAGCGAGTAGCACTTACTAAAGATTTTAGGCAGACTACATGGATGGCTAAAGATGTATGGGTACGAGGTATAATTGATATAGGGGTTATTGGTTCAGATACTGCGTATTTACTTGACTGGAAAACGGGAAAACACCGCCCCGATAACGACCAGTTGAAGTTATTCGCGGCTCTGGCATTTGCTATGTATCCGTGGGTGTCTAAAGTTGTAACGGGATTTGTGTGGTTAAAAGTCCATAAGTTCGACAAAGAAAAGTTCACTCGAGATCAGCTTACAGATATATGGAACGAGTTCTTACCTCGTCTGTCTAGGCTTGCGCATTCTTACAACGACGATAAATGGCTACCTAAACCATCAGGGCTTTGTAAAAATTGGTGTCCAGTAGGTCGCTCTTTATGTGAATTTTGTGGGGTATAGTTATGGCAACAACTCCTGAAGGAAAAGTTAAAAAGAAAGTTAAAGAGTATCTCAAGTCTATAGGTGCGTGGTATTACATGCCAGTATCTAATGGTATGGGCAGATCAGGGTGTCCTGATATACTTGTGTGTTTTAATGGTCAATTTATGGCGTTTGAGACGAAAGCCCCCGGCAAGATCAACAACGTCACACCAAACCAACAACGCGAGATTGACGAGATTATACGTGCTAATGGACTAGCATATGTGGTAGACTCAGTAGATCAAGTTAAATCAATTATTAATGGAGTAACACATGAAATGTATTAGATGCGGTTGTGAAGGACACACTATTTTTGTTCATGGACACGAACAATGTTCACACTGCCATTCTGTAATTGAGGATTGTTGTCAAGGAATCACGGTTCAAGAGACCTCTAAAGATAACTACTACGTTACAAGACAAACATGTAAGTACGATGTAAATCGAGGTGCCAAATGACTAAATCATCTAAAACAGAACTTGCTACTAAAGCTAAATATAATAAAAGACCAAGCGTTCAGAAGAAACGCGTCGTCAACAACAAAGCGCGGCGGCAAGCACTACGCGACGGACGAGCTACTAAAGGGGATGGTACGCACGTTCACCATAAAGTACCACTCGACAAGGGGGGAAGTACTGCAAAATCAAATACAAAAATTGTAAAAGCAAAGGTAAATAAAGGTTGGCGTAAGACCCACCCATCTATGTACACCAAGAAAGGTTAAAAATGTTAGTATGGCAGGATAAGCAGGCGTTAATACTAAAGACTAAAAACCCAGAAAAAATTCTAAATATCGTACCAAGTGCTAGACAAATTAGTGTCAAAGGCAAGTCTCTTATCGCTGTTCCACATAAAACACGTGAGACAGTTGCATTACGCAATTTGGGGTTTAACGCCCCTGCCCCGATACGCACCTATTATAACTGGTCTGGGCAGTATACTCCTTTCCAAGCGCAGAAGGAAGCGGCGGCATTTCTATCGACGCAGAAACGTGCATTTAATTTAAGTGAACTTGGTACTGGTAAATCATTAGCGTCATTATGGGCGTATGATTACCTAAAGAGTGTAGGACAACTGCATAAAGCGTTAGTTATTTCTCCGTTGTCGACGCTCGAACGTACCTGGGCTGACGAACTGTTCAACCATTTTCCGCATTTAACATTTGGGGTGTTGCACGGCACTCGACAGAAGCGACTACAATTATTAGAACAAGACTATGATGTGTATATTATTAACCACGATGGCGTAAATATAATTGAGCCACATATCAAAAATAGAAAAGATATAGACTTAGTCATCGTCGACGAAGTAGCTCAGTGTGCTCGCAACGCAGGCACGACAAAGTGGAAAGCCATTAATACTGTAGTCAATCGTCACGCAGAGCCTCGTGCGTGCTGGGCTATGACGGGAACGCCGACACCAAATGCGCCAACAGATGCATGGGCGCAGTGTAGGTTAGTGTCTCCACAGAATGTACCACCCTATTTTGGTCGGTTTAAAGCCCAAGTTATGAAACAGTTAACACAGTTTCAGTGGATACCAAAACCTGAAGCAACTGACATCGTTCGCAACGTCATGCAGCCTGCAGTACGGTTTACACGCGACGAATGTTTAGACCTTCCACCAGTTATGTTTGAAACACGTACTGTTAAGTTAACTAACGAACAGAATAAAGCCTACAAAGATATGGTTACTAAGTTACGCACCCAAGCAGAAGAAGGAGAAATAACTGCCGTTAACGAAGCAGTTAAGATGGGTAAGCTAGTACAAATAGCTTGTGGCGTCGTTTACGCCAATGACGGCACTGAAGTGGCACTACCGACTGCACCACGTATCGAAGAAACCAAATCTATAATTGAATCTGCCGAAGGTAAGGTTATCGTCTTTGTACCTTACGTGTCCTCAGTCCACATGTTAGCGACGGAACTAAGTAAAGATTTTACTATTGAGGTAATTCATGGAGGGGTAAAAAAAGCTGAACGTGATCGTATATTTAAAGCGTTTCAATCTGCAAATGATCCTAAAGTTTTAGTCGCTCAACCTGCGGCTATGTCTCACGGACTTACATTAACTGCCGCGAGTACCATAATATGGTATAGTTGTGTAACAAGTAACGAAGTATTTGAGCAAGCCAATGGTCGTATTAATCGGCCGGGGCAAAAAATGAACAACTTTATTATCATGTTAGAGGGTTCACCAGTTGAACACCGCATCTACAGCCGCCTGCAAAAGAAGCAACGACTGCAAGGTGCATTATTGGATGAAGTAAAAGCACATCGTGAACGTCTAATAGCTTGACCAATAGCTAAAATACGTTTATGTGTTAACATGTAAACACATATCATTTAAAATAGGTGAACTTATGATTCTCTTAGACACAACACAGCTATCAGAAAAACTAGGGCTTTCAAAAGGAGCTTTGCACCAACTACGAAGACGAGAGGCTAGTTTCCCACCTCCCATCAAGGTCTCTCAGAAAATTCTACGATGGGATGAAAACGACATCAATAAATGGTTAACCACAAAAAAGAAGGAGAGTAAAAATGCAGGCGAAGGAGAAGTTGAAGGTGCCAGATCTTGACGACGCGTCGCTATTAAAGATCTTTATAGGATTACGCGACAGACGTGCACAAAGAAAAGCATCATACGAGGCTGATGACGCAACTGATAGGGAGAAACAGAATGGTATTGAGGTAGAGTTTCTCCGTCGATTTAACGAACGGGGTATAGACAATGTATCCTCACGTGAACACGGTACTGCGTATAGGTCTACAAGATCGTCAGTAACAGTAGATGATTGGGAGATTTTTCTTGGTCATGTTGTTAAGAACGAAGCATGGGAACTACTTGAGCATCGAGCAAATAAAAAGTCTGCCCAAGAATACGCTGAAGTACACGGCGAAATAGTTCCTGGGACTAAATACAGCGAAACTCAAGTTGTTAACTTTAGGCGTAAATGATGTTTGACCCTGCGGAACTCCCCATTGAAGCAATTATAGTAAAGGCTTTCGATAACATGAGAACCTATTACTCAGATAATGAAAAGATTATCTGTGCTTCAGCTGATGGTAACACACCATCAGAAAAGAGTTTTGCTCCACAATCAAAACAATGCGCCGCGTGCCCTCAAAATTCATGGGGGTCAAGAATTACACCTAACGGAAAACGTGCAAAGGCTTGTACCGAATATGCTACTCTTAGGATATTAGTACTCGATGATCCGCACTATACTCTGTTACGTGTACCATCGACTTCTCTACGTTCGTTTCGTGATTATGAGAAGTCACTTTCGAGCAGAGGTTACGGTCTTCAAGGTGTTGTAACGTATATAAGTATACAACCCAAAGATAACTTTGACCTAATTACATTTAAGGTTGTTCGTTTTTTACGAGACGACGAACTTAAATCAATAAATCTATCTGCACACGCTCGACCGATATTCGAGAAAACAGATGGGTACGTTCATTAAAACTTAAAAAGGAGACTACTATGGTTGATAAACCTGCCAATATAATTGTCACTGGAGCTACTGCGCTCTACCCTAGACTAAATCAAACTTATAAGTTTGTTAAAAACGGAGATAGGCAAGAGCGTGTTGCCTGCCCCCCTACCGACGATGGTGCGGAATACACCTTAAACCTTGTTCTTACTAAAGCACAAGCTGTGCCTCTCTATAAGGCTATGAAAACAGCTTACACTAAAGGTAAGAAAGACAACTGGCCTGAATTTCCTTCTGCGGAAGAAACTTTTGAAGTCAACGATAACGGTGAATATATCGCCCGAACTAAGCTTAAAGGGGCGTTTAACAATGAGCCTACATCTATTGCTCAGTTTGATGCGAGTAACAACGAGTTACCGAAGGACTTCATGTTAACAACGGGTTCTAAGATAAATGTTTTAGTTACTTTTGTTGTGTACGATCCTTCTCGTTTAGATGGTTCAGGTGTGTCGCTTAGATTACGCCAAGTGCAAGTTATCGAGTTAGCAGAATTGAAAAAGAGATCTGCTTTTGACGCCGTTGAAGGTGGGTTTAATTCTCAGTCTGATGGATTCGCAACTGGTTTCGAAGCGCCTGCTGACGACGCCGCGAAAGCGCCTGAAGGCCCAGGTTTTGACGGCAACTACGAAGAGGATGCCCCAGAAGGAAAAAAGTCTAAGCCAGCGGATAAGGCAAAACCGAAAGCGGATACAAAAAATGTTGAAGACTTTAATGACATCGATGATGCATTGGACAATTTGGACTTTGACGACGCTTAATCACTCGCAAGATAGGTAGCCGGAGCAACTTCGGCTACCGCACTATTAACACATAACACATATGGAGGTGTATTATGGAGACCCTAGAGTTCTTCGAGTGGTTGTTGCCGTCGAAGGGGCACATTGTGCTAGGCGTCCCAGAAACAAACGACAATGGCAGAAGTTGGTGGAAAAATAGAAAGTTTACAACCGTAGCAGAAGCTGCGTTGGAAGCTGTACAACTTGACGCAACGAATGAAGTATACGTTGCCATTAACTCGTTTAATGACTGGTACAAAGACGGCAATGATAAATTTAGGATACGTACCCAAGATAACGTCGCGTGGTGTAAGGCCCTGTACGACGATTACGACGTAGATCCTGATGAAGATAAAAAATATAATAGTAAGAAAGAAGCTATCGCCGACGTTGCAAAGCTAGCTCAGGCGTTGCGATTAACGCCCACTGTTGTTGATAGTGGGGGTGGGTATCATACTTATTTCCACCTAGACGAAGAAGTAGACAAAGCTACATGGCTAGAACTTTCTACGCTTAAGCGTGATGTAACTACATTTCTCGATATGAAAACTGATCGTGCAGTAGATATGGATTCCGCTAGAGTACTTAGACCTGTTGGCACGCACAACAAAAAGTATGGAAGTCCGTTAACAGTAAAACTTCTTAAGCAGGGAAAGCGTTACTCTGTGGAGCATATGCGCCAAACAATGCTTAGTTTTATTGAGGAACATGAAGTTCAACGTACTATAAAGAAGGGTGGTTTTGGTGATTTTATTGAACACACAGACAAACTAGATCGTAATCAGGCACGCGAAGCGGTAATGAACGGCGAAGAATGGCATAATAATATGCTAAAGCTAGTCGCAAGTTGGGTTACTAAAGGAAACACGGATGTTGAAATACATGGACTAGCCAAGGAATTAACTCTCGAAGGGTATTCTGCAGAAGATACGTACGACGAAGTCCAGAAAATGATTGAAGGTGCAAGGGGTAAAGGTTTTTGCCCCCCTGAGATTGCCCCGTCCGTCGTAACGGAGACGGCCGCCGCAGCAGCTGACGACGAAGACGATGCGCAAGCTAATAACGCGGTGGTGATTGAAGGACAGACTATTCCTTGGATAACTAGAACTTGGTGGGATAAAAACTTTAGATGGAACGGCGTCGCTCTTAGCCGGGCCTACACCGACGAAGACGGAGCGATTTCATGGAAACCCTTTTGCCGATCCTTTGTATATCCTATCAACCGTATTAGAGACAGTGAAGGTACATGGGTTATCCATTGGCGAGCAAAAGAGAAAAATGGTCAATGGCGAGAGTTTTTTATGCCGACGTCAGAACTAGCATCCCCTATTCACATGGCGGAAACACTAGCTTCCCATGAAGTATTTTTAACAAGAACAAGAAACGCGAGGAATGATATGGCAGAATTTGCTGAAACTCTTATCGAAACATTACAAAAATATCGCGTCGAAACGAAAACCTATGGGCAGTTTGGTTGGACAGAAGATCGTACGGGCTTTGTAATGGGTACTAAAATGATTACAGAGAAAGGAGCACACGAAGTTCTATGTGACCCAAATATACCAACAGACGTAGCAGTTGACTTTGGGCGTAAAGGTACACTCGAAGAATGGATCTCTAACATCGACACCCTTTACAATAGAAAAGGGGCTGAACCTTTTCAGTTCGCCTTGTGCCATTCAATGGGTTCAATTCTTGTCGAGTTGATGGGTTCATCAAACTGGCATGGTCTTCCGCTTGCGTTTACGGGTCATGGCGGTACAGGTAAATCAACGGCGGCGAAAATAGCATGTGGTTTCTACGGCAAACCCGAATATATGGAACGCCAAACTGGCGACCAAGGTGCGACTCTTAACGCAGTAATTAAACGTATCGCAATAATGGGGGCGGTTCCTCTTCTCCTTGACGAATTTTCTGGTCGTACGCCTGAAGAACTGACACGTACTGGCTACGCTCTTGCAAACGGCAGAGACAAGGAAAGACTGTCCACCAGTGGCAAGTTCGCAACGGTCGGTGGTCAATGGTTCAAAAACTCTTTTATCACCTCCAATGACTCAATTTTGGAGTCTATAGCCAAGCTTCCAGCAGGGTATAAAGTAGAAGCAACGCAACTACGATTCTTTGAGATACCGCTTGCAGAAGGTTTTGTTAGGACAAACTTTTCTGATGTGACTCAAGCCTTTGTGGAACACCATATGGACAACGTATACGGGGAAGCATGTTTGCCATACATACGATTCATTATTAAACACAGAGATTGGGTTCGACGACAGATAGTCTCCGCACGTAGTAAGTTTAATCCTAAATCAGAGGACGACAACAAAGAACGTTTCTACCGCGACACAATTGTAACGGCGTTGGTTGCAGGAAAGATAGCCGAAAAGATTGGTTTGATATCCTTTGACGTAAACGCTATGAAAAATTGGGCATCAGCGCAAGTACTGAAGATGCGTGAAAGCAGACGCGAGGTTAACACAGATATACGTGAGCACTTAGCCGCGTTTATCAGTACATTACACGGACGACTCATCGTGACGAAGCGCCTAGGCTCGGCTAATACAAGCAAAGAAGATACCTCTACGCCATTGCGAGCGCCCCCTGCAGGGCGTTTGTGTACTGAAGATAAGAAAGCTTTTATAACAGTTAAAGCCCTATCCGATTGGTGTAAGGAGAACTCTGTGACAGCCGCGGCAATGCGCGACGAGTTGGACAATGCAGGCTATCTTATCATGCAACCAACAGGTGAACCAAACAAACGAATGTATATTGGACAAGGATCGACCATTCCAAGTGGTATGTCTAGGTGCTATGAAGTAAAGTACCATAAGTTGATGGACGGTGTAGGAGTAGACTTAGACGAACAAAATTCTTGAAACAAACCTATTCGCTCTCATGTTGTTCCTCCATACAACTGAGCGGAGCGTTGGCTATAGCTCCATGTAGCCAACGCAAACCTTTCCCCACTTTTGTAGAGTTAGGGGGTACATCATCCCTTAAACGGGATTCGTTTCATTTTCTTTTAGATGTACCCCCTTGTTTAAATACGCAAGATTACAGCCAACAAAACCACAAAACCTATAACACAGATTGCGTAAAACAAGATTAACATTAAAAAAAGCCCCCACTCGGGAGGGAAGTGGGGGCAGTTGGTTGGCACACAGGCGATAGAGCGGTTGCCAACAGGGAGGTAACTCTTATAATCCGTTTTCTCTTAACGATTGTAATCTTATAGCCACAGCATCCTCATTACAAACATTGCAGATTTTATTAGGCTTACTTGCCAATGGTTCAGGATCGTGACTATCCATTATATTATTTATTTTTTTACCACACAAGTAACACGTTATAGGTTTAACTAATTTTTTCTCTTTTTTAAAACTGTTAAAAAGTACTTCCATTTAATCTGCTAACTTTGCTTGTTCTTTTTTCTCAAGTTTTGCGCGCGTCCGTGGAGCTTTAATTAACGCACTTACACTTTGTCGTTTCAACACTCCAGAAACATTATTAAAAAACGGCCGAACACGGTCTTTACCTTTTTGGAGCTCTCGCCAATCTTCACGTAATTCTTTCATAGCGCTTCCATCACGAGCTCTGAACGCCTCAATATAGTTTTTACGAATTTTCGAAGACTCGTTACTAAAGTATTGCTCTAACTCATACTGCTGACCTCTTGTCCATTTAATACGATTAACCTCAGTGGAAGGAATACCCATTGCGTTTACAAGAAGGCTGTATGTATCTATTTCACGCGGATCAACAAGAACAGTTCCCGCCCGAGTAGTGTAACCTTCTGTTGCTAATCTATAACTTTCTGCAACAGATCGAATACCTTTAGGCACTGAATATTCAATGCCTTTTAAAAGGTCTCCCTGCTTATAGTACTCCGCTGCTCGGAAAAAATTAACACCAGTAGTACCTGCAGGGCCAACAAGCCCCATTAAAATATCTTGAGCACCCGCTTCACCAGAAGTAAAATCAGTATATGGTAGAGGATGGAATATTTTTGACTGATTCAATTTAGTGCTTAAGTCTAAACCAAACGTAGTAAATACCCCACGAGAAAGAATTGTTCCAAGTACTCCATCATCTATATTCTCTTTAATCCATCGTTCCATATCTTGTGGTTCATCATCCCCCCCTGGGGTTAACATTGTAGCAACCCAGAAAGCAAACCCAGAAAGCGGAACCCCTGTTGCTCCTGCGCCCATTGCTGCGTGCGCTAACGAATACCCTAAAACTCGTCTTCCGGCGGCTTTCATTTGTGGTGTTTCCCCACGGAAAGTCTGATTAAATCCATTGGTGTAGTGCCATGCCATAAGTAATTGATACTTACGATACTGTGTTACAATTTTTGGCGCCCACTTAATTAATAACGGAGCGTCGAGTTGAGAAAAATCACCCTGTGTATCTTCAACAACGGCTATTGCGTATTCTTCCGCAGTCATATTCATTTCAGCAAGTTTAGTAGGGTTGGCTTTTGCCATATCATACGCCGCTACTGCAGTAGAAATACGATTTTGGGCTTCAACAAACTTGGCTACATTGTATAACTTAGAAGTTATAGTCCCTAAAGTATCTGACGCTCTATTAAGACTTTCGTACCCTGTGTTGAAACGATCAAATGTTCCATCTTCCTCCATACCTTGGTCGATTAAGTTTCTATTCCGCATTATTTCAAGAATACGTTTGTATTGCGGAGCTACTTTCGTAAGATCAATATTAAGTTCTAGGTTTGCTCCTATCCCAGTAGCTTGTCTAGCTTGCTTATAACCTCGGAATAACCCACTCCACGTACCAGTGTAATCAGCAAAGTCTCCTGCAATACGTGGAACAGTCACCATAGCAGGCTGAGTTGCGTTTGTTAGGTGGTATCCGACACTTGTAAGCAACATATACACCGAGTTCATAACTGTAATACGATCTTGTATCGGAGTTTCAGCTCGGGTTAACATGCTATTGTAGTGACGAGATATTGTATTAAACGCGAATTGTTTCTCACGATCAACATCATTATTTTCGTCAACAACTGAGTTTTCTGCGTCTCTAAAAGCGGTGTTAATTTCAGCACCATTTTCCATATGTGCTATCATTGTAGCTTCTGAAGTAGCTTGGCTTAGAAACGACCGCACCATATTTGGTTCGTAACCCGCTCGATTTAAACGTCTTGCCCCTGATGTTCTTGCGCTACGCTCATCTAAAGATTGAAAATACATATTTTTTATCATAGCTCTAAACGCAGTCTTTGCAGTCGCATCCATATCTGCATCTTTACTTGCAGCAAGAGCCCCCATGACTTTTTCGTATACTTCTGGGCTAGAAACTCTGTCACTATCGTGCGATGGTTTTCTTTCTGACCAACCTGAAAATATAAATTTTGATTTATTTGCCTCCGCAAATTGTTTAGCCATAGCAGAAGTATCAAAGAAACTTATTACATAATGATCAGGATCGGATTTTAGCTTTTCGTACTCGTCTTTTGCTTTTTTAGACGCCCCTTTTACTTTTGCCTTTGTCTCCGCTTGTTTAAGCCTAGCAGATTTTAATTCTCCGACATAGTTTCCAAACCTTTTAAGCGGCGCATATGGCCCTTCTAAACCTGCGTCTGAAAAGAAAGAACCCCCCACACCTAACATTTTAGCTAGAGCAACCTTACGTTGGCGCATGCGTTCTCCGTGCGCAAAAATATTTGCTACCAGCTGTTTTTCTTCTTGGGAAAACTTATTAAACTGTTCTTGTTTGGTTGGGTCTATTTTTACTTGTTTATCAACAAACACATCAGGGTGAAACTCTTTAGGATCGTATCCCCATTTCTGATCAAAAGTAGACTCTCCAAGAAATTTATTAACAACAGCTAGTCGTCCTTTACCAAGTTCCCTAACTTGTTTTCTAATAGGCTGAAACAAGCGTTTAATTTCATTTCTTGTCTCTTCTATTTTTAGCATGCCATCGTACCAACGCCCGAGAGCTGGCATTATATCTCTGTTCTCCCGAACAATCTGATGAACAAATTTCACAGACCGAGAAGCGATACGCCCTACTTCAGCGGCGTTATCATATAAACTAAGGGCAGTTTTCCCCCCTAAATTTTCTCCTACCCAATCACGCGCTACACCAAGATTAGTATTTGCTACTGCAGACGGAGATGTAAAAGGTTTTTGTATATGTGTTGGCGTTTGACCATGCATTAACTCGATACGCGCGGCGCCAAATGCTAAATCAACAACGTTTTGTGTAGTTAAATCCGCAGTTTCTATTCCTAACTTATTCAATGCAGCTACAAATAAGTCTTTAAGTTGTTGTAAGAACTGCCCAATAGAGCTATCTACACTTGGTTCAATCCCCGCAAGTGACGCTTCTTCTAAGAAATAAGCAATAGCTTCAGAAATAATTTCACTATCAGATAAGTTACCATCTTTATTTGCAAAATTAACTCGCGCCATAGCTCTTCGTGCGATTTTACTTTCAGTTGAATTGTTGTTTACATCAGCCCAATCAAAAATTTGTTGCGCAAGTTCAAGTTGTTGATCAGGATCAATAATACTGTCAATGCCGACGTGCCCGCCAACCTCGTGCATAAATGCTGCTAACTCACCGCCTTCAGGAATACGATCTAGTATAAAATGTGCATGCGGATCGCCTGCATTATCTTCAGTTACAAACCCAAACGGTTTGCTAGCTTGTATTTTTTTGACGTCTGCGGGAGGAACCGTTCCGTTGTTAATAGCTGCGATAGCTTCTGCTTCCGTATTAAATACATGAATACGTATATTTGATTTCTCACCTGTTAACTTTTTAATTTGTGTTTCAAGCGCATTACGGGTTGTTGGTTTAGTTATTTTTGAGGTATTAGTTAATTGAGTGTTAGAAAATTTAGCTTTAGCCAAAGCCTTTTGCGCAACTGTAGGCTCAAATATTTCTTGAGTAACCCCAAGTTTTGTAGGCTTATCCCCAGTTTTTGTAAGTACTTTCTTTTTCCTAGTTTCTATCGGGACGTTGACTCTGTTTTCTCCCGCTGTGAAATCTCCAGTGTTTCCTGTTGCTGGGGCGTTAGTTTGAGGCCCGCTTTGAGCATTTTCTTGTAGATCGGCACTAGTTTGGTTTTGATCAGTTGTTTGAACTTCAGTTCGTCCGACTTGGTTATCTTGATTGTCATTGTTATTCCCTTCTGTAGTTGGCCCTGTGTCTGTAAGTTGCCGTAAGCTCTCCGCTTTATTAACTACTGTATTAAAATCATCTTCAGTTCGTTGTGACCCAAGAAATTTGAATATAGTATGCATCCAATCAATTTTATTTTCCATTGACAAGTCATCGTAGCTTGGGCCATCTTTAGCTGTGTTTTCTGTCCACGTTTGGCGTAAAAGTTTATCTGACCTTTCTACAGCAAACCTCGCATTTTTTACTTCTTGTAATATAAAATCTGCTTGCTCGTTCTCAAGATCAGCGGCGGTCTTATTGTCAATAGCGTTAATAGCCTCATTTGACATGCCTGCTTTTTTAAAAGCTTTCTTTTCTTCCTGTGTTACTTTGGTTTTAGATCCCGCACCTTCAGTTTGAGTTCCACCAGGCGAGTTAACAGTTGCGACTTCACCCCCCGTTTCAGAAAGAAATTGTTGGGTTTGCTGGTTTGTAAAAGTTTCACCAACTCCAGTTGTAATCCCTGCTTGCGCAAGTGCTTCACGTACTTGTTCTGGGGTAAATATCTTTTTAAATTCTCTTACAAAATTAGTAGCCGATGTTTTTGCGCTACTTGGATTTTTAATACCAGAACGTTTTCTCAATTCAGGAGTATTAAAAGTTATTTCAAAAGTTCTTGAGCCAGTTTTTCTAGGATCTTTTTTAACTTTTCTTAAACCTATAGCAGAAAGTTTTTTACCTTTTGCTTTTTCCTCTGGGGTTAATGTTGTTTTTCTTGGGTCATTTAATTCTTGTTGAGCATCAAACTGTACATTAATAAGATCATCTGCCGTTTTATTATTTATGGCTTCTAAGAATGTATCGTAAACTTGGTTTTGTTGTGGAGTTAATTTACTTCTTAATTCTTCATTATTTAATAACGCGTTAACAGGTTTCTCTGTTGCCGTCGTTACTGCTGCCCCCGGGAGTTGCGTCGTCGTTGCTGCTGCGGCCTGGGGCTGCGCTGTCGCTGTTACTGGTGGCTTTGGACTAACAATTTTATCAAGCTGTGTGTTAAACTTTTTAACATTAAACTTCTTAGCGTTAATTTCAGCGGCTAAATCAGCGTAATCAGGGTTGTTAATAAAATCTTCGCCGAACAAGGCTTTAGCTTTTGCTATCGCAGTCTTTTGAGTGCGCACTGGCATAGCCATAGCTGTTTGCGTCTTTTCATCTTGCGTCTGTTGATCAAAGTCTAATTCTATCTGACCTTCGTTCTTAACTTTCTCAGCTACACGACGCGAAAGTTCTGCTTCATACGCAGTATTAAATCCACTTGCTTGTTCTTCTTTTACGACTTTGATAAATTCTTTTCTGGCAGTTTTAATATCATCATCGTCAAGTAGACCACGAGGATTATCTTCGGTTGGGGTATTTAAAATTTCATTAAATCGTTTTCCCAACTCGGAGGTTTTATCATCAATAGACAATTCTAAACCTGCGTCCATCTGCTTCTTAAATTCTTTTTTAGAAAATTCTAAAGCCTCGACTCGCAAAACTTCATTTTCAGCGTCTTGTTGTTCTTTCTGATTTTCTGCCTCTTTTTCTGCTTGGGCGCGAACTTGTTCTTGCTGAGCTTTATACTGTTCGACTGAATTAGGATCGTTAAGATCAAGCCCTAATTGTTCCCCAACTTCAGTTTTAACTTCTTCTTTAATTTCATTTAAGTCAGTCTTACTCTGTTGCGGACGTGTTAAAACCCCACCTGCAATACCAAGTTGCCCACCACCAATGACACCTGCAGCTACTGCTGTAGGATCAAAAAATCGAGCTTCTTCAGCAGAGTACCCTGCTCCTAAGTCTTCAAGACCTGTTTGTATTCCTTCAGTAACACCTTCAACAATTGCGCCTTGCGTTCCGCGCACAGCTGCAGTACCTAAGCGACTTTTTCTAGCGGTCTTTATTAAATCTTTGGCAGGCCCAAATCTTGCCAAACCAAGTGTTGCAACGTCTGAAAGACCTTCTGCCATACCCGCAAGAGTACCGTACCCATAGACAGGAGCAGTATTTATACTATCGACACTTCCACCTTCTGCAAGAGTTTTGTCAACTGCACCCCCATAAGTGGCTCCAAGTTCAGTTGTTATAGCTTGCCCACCAATACCTGTGTAGCCACCGATTTTGCCACCTTTGTTAATTGATTTTTTAGACGCATCAGAAAGAAGATCCTTCCCCGCCCGTTTTATACCTTGTTTGACAATTTGTTTGCCTATTAAGCTTCCTAGCCCTCCTGATGCAAGAGCTTGAGCACCTTGTGCTAACCCGTAACCAGAATAGTATTGCGTAAAATCAAGAGCATCACCGAAACTATTTATACCTTCTATTGTGTCTGTTGGGCGAGCTCTTTGCGCAACTTGAGCCATATTTTTTTGGTAGCCTCGGATCATATTATTTCTGGCGTCATCAGCGCCAAAGGAATCAGCAACTAATGCTCCTGCGGCGTACCCCATAGCTTGTGTAGAGTCGATTGCAGAATCTATACCTCGACCAAAATCGCCTTGATCTGGGTCGTAAACACCAAGCATCTCTCCTACTTCTTGCCTGTCACGCCCTGTTGAATCCGCAAGCCAGAGCGCTACTTCTTCATCACTGTATCCATATTTATCTAAATCTGGAAATTCTTTTCGAATTCTTTGAATTGCTTCGGACATATTTAAGCTCTACCTGTCTTTTAGTAAATCAGCAACTAATTTCCGTAAGGCTTCTATTTGTATTTCTCGTGCATCATTTCGTTTTTTAAGCAGCCCTGCTTTATCCATTCCTCTGGCGGGGCCAGTCATATTGCTTTCTATTTCAGCAATAACGATATTAAGAATGCCTGTAGGATCTTCGCCAAAAGCGTTTGCTATCTGCTGCGCTTTTTCTTGTTCTTCTAGGGCGTTCTTCCTTGCGGGGCCCTTTGCGAGTGGCTTAGTAGCATCCGCATCAACCTTCTCCAAAAACTTTTGTAGGTCTTCTGCCGTTATCGGGGTATCCTTTTTGTCTTTTATGTCTTCTAAAAATTCTTTAGCCGCGTCTAATTTAGTTCTAGTCGAAATCAAAACTCCAGGTTTGTACTTCGCAATAAGAGTGGAGTTTTCTTCAAGGTAAGATTCCAAATCATCTATTGACATAGCATTTTCTGAATCTGGTTGCAGAGAATTATTCAAATTATTAATAACCGCCTCCGCACTAAGCGATTCTTGTTCAGTTTTAGGGGCATTCAAGTCGACAACAGGAGTTACTTTCGGGCCTACTTCAGAATTATTGTTCTTAGCTGTATCAACTAACTCTTGTTCATTCATCATCTGAACCATTTGAGTATACGCTTCGGGGTTATCTTTTAAAGCTAATGCTAAAGCTAGTTGTTTTTCATATCTTGTAGACTTCTTATTTGTTAATATTGACGTTGCCCATTGATCCATAGTCAAAGGTTTTTTTGCTAAAGCAGCTTTAGATTGCGCGTTACTAAACTGTGTTAATGCTTCTTTATACTTTATATCTGCTAAACTCTTAGAGTACTCCAACAGACTAGCAGGGTCTGAAGCGGCGTAAAGATCCTGAATAAACGCTTTTTCGTCAGGCCCTTTAGCTATTGTACGAACAACTTCTGTTTCTTGCCCGCCAGGGCCAGCGGGTCTAGTTTCAACCATTTCAAACCCCCCATCTTCAGTTTCTCGTATCTGAACCCCGAATTTATCTCCATTATGTTCATCTAAAACTCTCATAGCTCCGCGTGCACCATCTGTTTGCATAGCGTCATTAAGTTTCGCTTTCATTAACAAAGAAGTATTCATAATTTCCCAAAGTTCATGCTCGCCATAATTTTTCTCAAGCTGCATAGCATATTCAGGGTCAATCGTTTTTAAACCCTCTATAAGTCGGTACATGGAAGTTGGATCTTCTGCGTTAGCTGTTTTGCGCCATTCCTCTATGTAAGTGTTAATCCTTAATGATTTCTCAGCCAACAATTTTTGCTCTTGGGAGCTAAGTAATTCAGTTTCTGACCGAGTTATCCCAGTTTGAACTTGGTTTTTCATAACGTTCTCATCTGTAGAAATTGCAGCAAGCACCTGAGAATTTGCAAGTAATGCATTAGAGTTATTTACATCCGTCAGTAGTTGGTTTTTTGCTATTTCAAATGTCCCAGGGTCTTGTGCTATCGCTAACTCAATTTCACTCATTGTCTTAGTTCGTTTTATCTTAGCTAATTCGTTACCGATATAGTTGTCTTGATATTCTGGGCTCTCTAAAACAGCACGGTTTATTTCAGATTCCACGAACTTTCTTTTATTTTCTGCTGTATCTGCTAAACCTTTAGAATTTAAGTAGTTCTTATATGTATCAGAGCTAAAATAGTCTGCCTGAGCACTTGCCTGAGCGGCATTTTTTTCTTGCTCAGCTATTTTACTTGCAGGAAAAGATTCATCCTCATATGCTTTTGCTAGTCCTATATTTTCTGCTGTTTCCGCACCGAACTTAGCTTTAGCAGCGACTACTTCTTCCTCTTGGCTTAAACCTCTTATTTTTGTAGCTAATTCTCTTGATTTTGTGTTAGCTACGTTAAGACCTGTTCGAGATCGAGTATTAGCCATATCAACTTTCATTTTCTGAGTTTTTCCAAGCCCCCCTTGCCAAACTCGTTCATCATAAGTGTCAGTTAAGTAATCAGTTTGAAGTTTATTTTGCCCTAGTGTTTCAACACCCATACGCATTCGTAGAGCTTCCATAGGATCACCCCACTTTTGCTCAGCCGCGGCGTAGTCATCCGTTCTTGCACGATCAAGAGCTACACCTGATAGCTTATTACCTTCCTCGTCTTCATAGTCTTTAATCGCAATACGGCCTGCGTCAAATGCCTGCCCAAGTTGAGTTCCAGCGTTATAAACAGCGTTAAATGCGTCTCCAAACTGTTTCCATCTATTGACTCTAGCCATTACGCCATCTCCTTAAATTCTATACCGAGAGCACCGTAGTCGACTGCTTTAAATCCTAAATCTGTATCGACAACTGCATCTGGGTAACTAAGTTCTACTTCATCGGCCATTACGCCACGGAAACGACGTTCGGTATCTCCAACATAATTAAATTCATAAAGCGTTAATGCTGTGCGCTGATCGACTCCGACTTCTATAATATTTTCTTTAATACGTCGGTCTGACATTGTAAAAATAGATCCAAATCCTCCGCCTTTAGCAAGCGCACCTGCACCGCCAAGAGCAGCACCAAGATCACCCAGAAAACTATCATTAGAGTTAATATATGTTTGTGTTTGTGAGTTAAGCACACTACTTAACCCGCTAAGTTGCATTTTTTGACCTGAGCCTATTGTATTAGCCCCTGCAACCATATTACCCATGTAATTCTGACCTGCTGACTGCGCACTTTGACCGCCTGCCGAACCTGCTTGGCTTGCTCCGCCGTACGCCGCAATAGAAGCTCCTGCTAATCCACGACCAAGTCCAGCCGCGTCTAGTTTTCTTGCATACCCCATCTGTTCTGCTTGGTTTCGAGTGTTCGTCATAGCGTTTGCGCGTACAGCCGCTTGTTGTAACCCCGACGCGTTTTGCATTCCTGCAAATCTTCCAGAATTAGGGTTTGCCCCCATTGACGCCATAGCTCTTTGATTCTGTTGTTGTGATATACCGAACGCCCTTCCAGCGTCCGCCGCAGCTTGCGATGCAAGATCATTTCGATATGCTTCGGTGTTCATCCGTTGCGCATCTTGTACAATAGAACGCTCAAGAGGGCGGTATGTATCTTTTTGATAATTATAATAATCTCTAGCTTGCGCCATTTGTTCGTTTTGGGCGTCTACTTGTTGCCGTGCTATACCTTCAAGGATAGGGGCAGAACGATCATATTGTTGTTTTGCAAAAGCTAATTGTTCCCGACCTAATCCAGCTTGAATACGAGCTGCCTCCGCGCTAGCTTCTGCTAGTGGAGCGTAGTCTGGAGCGGCAATTTTGTTTTTTCCCATAGTCTCTTTCCTCTGTTATAATTTTCCGGCCAAAGTACAAGTATTAATAAATCTTGACCGGACGACCCGGCTCCTCTCATTACAGCTTCAACTCTGAAGCCAATATGTAAATCTAGGTGGATAGCTTTAGTATGGTCGGCTTCCACCAGCCCAGTTAATCTTTGAAGCCCACATGTCTCAAACGCATAAATAAAAGCGTGGTCAAGAAGCTCCAAGAACAGCTTGGTGGGTTTGCTAACTGCAATATGGACATTGGCATTAAAACCGTTCATGTTCTCAAACACGATTCCGCTTACCAAAGTACCATTCGCTTCAGCGCCCATTGCGTAGTAATCATGCCAGGATGCACCGTCAGGCATATGCTCGGCTACCCACTCGCCCACCCGATACTTATCATCGAATATTAGTCGAGGTTCAGACATAAATACTCCTGCTGACACGTTAACACATATAACCTTATTTTGACAATGATTTTTCTTATCCTTACTTAATTAACAGAAAACTAGGTTCCCAGATAAAAGTTAATAGCCACATAAATATAATTAGCAGTATAAATATATCCCTTTTAATTTTTTAAGCATTTCTATCATAATGTACGACCCAACTATCCATACGATTTGTTTTTATAAGCTCTGGTTGGGACTCTAACTCAATTTCAAGTTTATCTTGTGTTGTCATACCAACGGTAAGCCACGCTTCTATATTGTCGTTCGTTACTTTATCTATATCGACCCACGTATCTCTAGTAATATCCTCAATTGGAAGGTCTTTAGTTAGATCATAATTTTTAAAACCTTTTGGGTACTCTGTGTTTGTAATTTTCCAATAAGCTTCAACACGGGCAATTGCTTTAACCCAACCATGAAAATCATCAATTACATATATTTTATCTACTATAAACTCTCTATTGTATGCCATATTACCTCCTAACTAATTCCATAATAACTTTTATCTGTTACCATTAAATTTTGTGACCTTCCACTTTGATCAAATACCGCATCATTATCGTATGCTACCAAAGAAGGTGTACTTCCAACCGTTAAATTTCCAACTGCAAACCCTGCTAACGCCCCACCAACAAGACCAATAAGAGTTAATGCAGCTCCAAATGTAAAAAGGGCAAGGAAACCACCAATCAAAGCACCCAAAAATCCTCCTATGCCACATCCTCCTTCAGCGTATTGGTACGCAGAACCGCCAAAATCGCTTTTCCAAGTAGCAATATGTGTAGCTTGGTTTTGTGGGTGACGAAGCACACCTCTAAAAGATGCCCAGGATTTATACGCCCATGAATAATTACGACTAAAAAAAATACCGCATGACTTAGAACCCGTACCACTATTGTTATAAGCCAATCCGCCATAAGCAGATGGTACTATATGGTAAAGTTTACCTGATGTGTTATTAAGAGTTCCGGAAGTAGAAGTTGACTGGTCAGCCGTATAATTAATGTGGCAAGTACCCCCACCATTAGCTGTACCCTGATAACCGCATGTTCCTCGAGCGCCAGTTTTTATTGAACTTGGGTGCGTAATAGTTACAACATCATCAATTCTTAGAGGTCGCCTACTGTCCGTAAATACAAGTTGGGAGTTTGCGTCATATACAGCAATACCATGACTGTTGAGAGGAATAGACGAACCTATTTCTGATATTGGGCAGAAAGCATACAACGAAGGATATTGAGTTGATGAGCCACTATAAAGCACGTTAACAATCCAAGTCGTACTTTCATTTACTATATCTATAATTGCAATTTCTTGATTGTTAAACGCAGGACAGTAAAAAGGGATCATATAATCTACGTTTAAAGTGATAGAGTATTGTATAATCCACCCCATATCATAGTTACTATCCTTTACAGAACTAGTAATAGCCATATGATAATCCCCAGTATAAGTTGGGCGAACGGCAGTTGTCGTCGTAGACAGTGCTCCGTAGTAAATAATCGACGAGTAATCGCTATGAAAAGTTAGTTTTCCATCAGCCCCATATGCCGCCACACCATAGCTCATCGACCAAGCACCAAATATTGATGATTACTTCCATTACTGGGCTGAGTAATTGTTATAGCCGTAGACGTTTGAGAACTAGTTGGGCGAACTTCTTCGCTAGAAGTGTCCCTAATACCAATGGGTACAAACACTACTTTAAACTCTGTTACATCAGCATAATTGCTTTTAGTAAGAGAAAACGATGTTGCAGAAGTTAAAGAACCTTTAGTTATAACACTTAAAGCACTGTACGTTAGATTTTGACCATCAACCTGTATTCCATACGACATTAAGACAGATCTCCTATCTTAACTCGAAGCGTTGACCCGTCGTAAACCTCAATTTTTGTAGATGATATTTTTAATCTGTCACCTGAAGATGCATTAGCTACATCTAAAGTTCCACGAAACGTTCCACTATTAAATTCTGCGTTACCTGATTTTTCAATTTTCCATCCAGCAGACCCAGAATAATTGGTAGACTGTATAGTGTTAGCAATCTTAGCATCAGTAATTGTGCCGTCTTCAATAAACGCTGTTTTTATGTACACATTGTTGTTTACTACCTGAAAAGGTGTACTGCCATTGCCATTACCACCATTAGAAATGTAAAAAGAGTTAACATCAAATATCGCTATTCCAATACCCCGTAATTGAATAGCTGGGTTAGATATTGAAGATATTCCAATATTATTTCCATCTGAATCTGTATTATAATTAACAGTTCCTCCTAAAGAAATATCCGAGCCAGCGATCTTGTTGCCGTAAAAATCAACCGTATTTAAAAGGCCAGAATTAATTACATCTGCTGTAAGAGTTCCAAGTTTTGCTTGTGTAATTGATGCGTCTTTTATTATAGCCGTGTCGATAATTACGTTTCCGCTATCTACAATAAACGGAATACTGGCTTTGGCTATTTTTGTACCAGCATTAGAAGCATCCGAGGGCGCAAGATAATTTAACTCTCCATCGTTAACAATTTTTAAAGCAGGAAAACTAGAGTTTATAGGAGTATTACCAGAAATAGTTGTGTTATCTACTATTGTGTAAGATTGTGTTGAATCCACATCAGGATGATTTAGAAAAACTATACTGTCGCCTATGTTAAAACCTGAAGGAACAGCAGTTTGGTAACCAAATTGTATCCACATAAAATTACCAGCGGCAATACTTCCTTCGGCTGTCGTACTATATACCGAAACTTTAGCAGTTGATGGATTAATAATACTAAAACGGTCAGAACGAATAATAAATTCGCTTACAATATCACCATTTACATTTTCTGAAGCTAAACCAAATCCAGAGACATAACCGTCGTTATCAATTTTAACAGTATATTGAGCTTTTAGAGGATCAGCTTCTGTTTTTATTCTTGCATTGACAGACCCGCTGACGGTATCGGCTGCATCAACTAAATCAATTCGAGTACTAAGAGAATTAGCAAGGTTACTAGCAGTAATCTCCCCAGTAAGCACTGATAGCAAGTACGCAGCGTCCTGCCCAGTCGTGCCTTGAGTTCCGTTTGTAGCATTGAAAGCACTTACTCCTCCATTTCTATTTACGTTTCTTACCCAGTAATATCGTGTAGCTGACCCACCAATATTGTGGGAAAAGTTATTTCCAGCTGTCATTCCAACAAGCACAGCATCACCTATAACATCAGATGTATGCGCCCAAATTTCAGTATAGGAATGACCTTTATATGTTGGAGCATTCCAACTAACTATAATACTAGCAAGCGCACCTGATGCTGTTAAGTTCGAGGGAGCTCTTGCGGTTTCTACAGTTCCGGCAATAGGAGCAATATCTCCCGTTGTTCCTTGAGCTACAAGTCCTGTTGCAATTAGCTGTCGTGCAGTAACAACGGCATCTGCTCCTCCACCGTCTAGTGCCTCACGAACACGTTGTACAAACTGTTGTAAATCACGGGGTAGGGGAGAAGATACTGTTGGTAAATTATTAGCCACTAGCAAGCTCCGACATAGAATTTGCAATAGAAAGCGAAAATACTTCTTTTGACCCTTCGACTTGCATTTCCCAGTCACGCCCGACTTTAGCAGGGAGTCTAAAAGGATCTCGATTTTGCACAGTTTGAGTGTGAATTAAGGTGTTATCCGCATAAAATTTTAAAGTCATAGGATACGCTTCAGCTTCTAACTGAGCACAAGAAAACCCCATAACTTGAGGCATAGTAAACTTTTTAGATTTCCATGTATAAGACTTCGATGCACCACCCGCCCAAGGTTTAACTTTGTTTCCACTATCGTCAATAACAAGAAAAAGTTTATCTAAAAGTAAATCATGGTATCCAGCATCTGCATAAATATCATGGAGAATAAATTGTCCGCTACGAACATCAAAAACAAACCCACCACTCTGTGTACCGTTATTATAAAAAGCTATATACTGATTGTCTTGTTGGTAGGCGTGGATTGACTCTGGTTTAAAAAACGTCTGCCATTGCTGGTAATCAAACAAACCTTCGGTAACAATCCTAGACCCGCCTGGAGAAAGAAGCATCAACCCATCAGGTGCGGCGTATAACACTCCCCCCATAAGACTTACAATACTTCGTTTAGAAACACAGGCTTGCTCAAGATCAGATTTTACCACCGCCATATTAGCAGGGTGCGTGCCTTGAATAAGATAAGGTGTGCCTTTGGTAAGAACCGCAAGCGTTGTATCCATACGACCTAACCCTACAACGGGGTAATCAAGCGTTTGTATATAATTTTCAGGCCAAGCATGTGGATGATATGGATCGCAAAAGTAAACATCACGCCCTGTAAATCCCGCCATAATACCATTTGGTAAATTAAGTAACCCTGTAAGCGTTTGGGGTGGTTCATTCCACGTTAGCGTAGGAAGTTCTTCCCCTAGATCATCTGGTTCAACATCATCGGTAAAATTAGCATCTGCTATCGGAATCTCTTTTACAAATAGATAAATTCCTGAAACTGAACGATATATTCGACGGTGCGTAGTTATGTATCCTGCGCTTGGAACCGAACCAAAACCTGATAATGAAACAGTTTGACCGTCACGTACATCAACAGAACCTGACGCAGCTGACGGGGCAGATTCAAACTCAAAACCTGATTCTTTATTTACAAAAGTATAAGCATAAACACGCGTCTCTAATGTTTCATCTTCATCTGCGTAACCTGTACTCTGTTGCTCCGTGTATACAGCTGTATTTGGGTAAGTTCCTCCACGTATTTCTAAAGATGCAGAAGTACCTACAGCAGTTGTTTCAATAACCGCAAATGGATTAATTGCTCCATATACTTGAGTTCCAATCCCGTAGGACGAAAGCGTAGCAAATGTGCTTACATACGCAGTAGTAGAAACAGGTAAGATAGTAGCAGCGCCGTTAACAGTAAGCCTTAAATATTTTCCCTCTAAGTTATCAACGTCTGTTTGCGTTACAAATAATCTAGCGGGCCCTGCTGACTCAGAACCACTACTTGTAAGTTCAGTTACAGCAACATCATTGGCTTTACGGCGGTAAGTTATAGTTCCACTTGCACCTGTACCACTTTGATCTGGAGTTAAAACAACACATGAGCCATAAGCAGTTGCTTCGACGTGGGTTCCTAGCTGTGTATCAAGATACGTAGCAAATGCAGACGCTGTTAAAGTCCCGGAAAAAGTGTAAGTTACATCATTTGCATGTGTTCCATTATTTGTACTGACAAATATTTTATCGCCAGAAGTAATTGAACCTATCTCAGAGTCATCAATAACAACAAAAGCCTCATTGTCAGACGTACCTGAAGCCGACAGATTGGGGTTAGTTTGCAAAGTAAACGTACCATCTGTATTTGGATTTGTTCCTGTTTGAAACTTAACAAAAAGTTTAGCCGCATCTCCAGTTCCAGTTGATTTTATTTCAACGCTCCCGCTTGTTTCTGTTGCAGTAACTGTAGACGAAAGCGCCGAATTTATAGCAGATGTAACACTAGTTGAAGTAATAGTTCCTGAAAGATTTACAGTTGTATAACTTGGAGTCCCCGAAGCTGTGGTACTAATTAAAACACCATGCGCTGTAGTTAAACTATCAATATGTTCCTCAGTAAGCATAATAAGTGCTGGGTGCGCTGTCGCAGTAAATGTATCTGCTGATGCAACAGGAGGAGAAGAAGGGATAGGTAGTCCTAAAGGTCTTGAATTTGCAGGGAAGTTAGACCCTGTTAGTGCAATCGCATTGTAGGTAGCCTTTGGCCCACCATCACCTGTAAAAAATGTCCACTCAGAAACATCACCTGCTATTTGTGAACGGCATACATCAACGTCAGACGTCCAGTGGAACCAGTAATTGTTTTCTGAGACAGTATCTTGCCCGAAACGATATAAAGAATTAACAGTTCCAGTTTTAGCTAAAGTAACTATAGACCCGCCAACATCCGAAAGAGGTTGAATACTTCCTTGAAATACAGGACAATTCATAGCTGTTTGTGCTTGATTGTCTTGCAAATATCTCGCCGGAACGATAGGCGCTATCCCCCCAAATGATTTGATGGAAAAGACAGCCATATGTACCTCCTTAATCTGCTAACGTATTACCACGTTATTACATTAGTTCAAAATGTGGGCCGTCAATAAAAGGTCTACGCCCTTGGCTTCTACGCAAATCTATATAAGCGTTCATAGCTTCTTCCATAGTTCCTTCCCATTCCCGTACATCATTAATATGCCAAGCAGCCCCCCAACGTATCTGTACGTCGTTATCTATAGCAGCTTGCTTCATCGCATCAGCAATATCGTCATAAAGATTCAACTCCCACGATCCTCTCGAACCAATATAAGCCATAAGATCGACAGCGTCGCCTGTAAGATGTTTCGACTTCATGGTCTGCGTCGCACCCTTCGACAAAAGGGCTTTTTGTTCTTCTTCCGTTCTTAAACCACAAATCACTCCGAAGTCAATATTTGAGAGCTTTATGGCCGAGCAGACAACAGTATGGAGACTATTTTTAACTCCATCCATTCTACCTAAACTTCTTTGAGATAGTTGAAATGTCATTTCTTTTTTCCTTTCAGATATTTTGGCACAACATCCTTAAATTGATGCCTTTTCATTTCTAAATAAAGTCGGTAACAATTTACAATTGTGTTTAACCCGACGGCACTAAATAATAATATCCATTGCCACATACCCATTTATTTATTCTCCAAAAAGTTAGTCATGATTTTCCGCTTACATACCCTGCAACAATCCCAATTACACCTGTGATGCTCATTTGTAGTAACTCAATAACCGAATTATCTAATTTACCACCGTGCTCATTTGCCATCATAAATTCGTCGATAACAATTAAACCTAGCAGACTCATAAGCCCAAGTGCCATAATTAAAACAACTATATCTTTTATACGTGACATCATTTTCGTCCTCCAAAAAATTGTTTCCCGCCCCTAATTCCTATCGCAGCACTACAGACGGTAAAAACTAGCCACGTATACCATTCAGGAAGCTCAGCAAGACGATCAAAACCATTTTGGACAGTCTGTTCTAAGCCTGGAATAAAACATAGAATTACAGGTACGAGAACTATAACAGTAACGAACTCGTCCTTGAGAGAGTTTTGCGTACCTTGAGCCATAATCCGCTCCCAGTCCGCAGTTGATGTTTCTTTAGAAAGCAGTATTTTAGCTTTCGCTTCAGCCTCTGTCAGCTTCAGTTTTGCATTTGCAGCATTAGCATCGGCTCGTCCTTGGAGCCAAGATCCTGCCAAATTAGCTACAGGGCCAAGTATAGTACCTAACATACACTCTCCTTTCTATTAACGCGTTAATAACTTATAGCACAAAGATAAATTATTTTCCAGTACCGTTAGGCGCTCTATCAGTTTTAGCTTCTTTATTAAGAAATACTGCGAAACAAGCTGAAAAACACCCAAAAATTACAGAACATAAACCTGATTGTTCTAAGCTTAAATTCTCTAACGACATCGCCCATTGCAGAACTTGAAAACACATTATAGTTATAGCTATCATCATCAAACGTGGAATAATTTTAAGTTCATCAAGCGTTCGCGCTGTTTTATGTACCATTAATATTTACACTTACACTTAGATTTTAACCGACCGCATTTTTTGCACTTAGCGGCTTTTTTCTTAACTGGTTTCATGGGATCTCCTTTTCTTAGTTAGTTTCATAAACTTTCCAGCCATATTTCGATCATGCGTTATTATAACAATTTTATTATTATCGTCGTACACAACCCAAACACTACCTGACTTTCTCTTAACTTCCTCAAGTCTCACTCTTTTCCATCATAATCTTCCATCTCCTAAATAGCTAGCAACATAAATCATTCCTGTAATTCCTATTGCAAAAAATATAACACCTATAATAAGACCTACTATATAAAATATTTTATCTCTTCTAGCCGCCGCTTGCTCTAAAGCTTCTTTCTGCCTAACACGAGCCGCAGCTTGTTCCTTTACGACCATATCCCAAAGTCCTGGTGCTCCGTATAGTTGACACGTACTGCGAAGCTCATCTTGAGCCTGCTTATGCGCCATCTTGGCTTGGGCTATTGCAAATCCTTCTTCTTCAGAAGATGTTAATCCTTTTGTGAGACGACTAAACGGGTTTTTGTGTTTCCCAGATTCAGCAAGATTAATATCGGCTTCTAGTTTTGCTAGCTTACCAACTTTAGGAAGCAAAGAATTAATATCTTTACCTGCCTTTACAGCTGAACTAACTGAACTAGCAATTTTTGTTACCGCACCTGCTAAAGCTAGTACCTCAATCATCTCTAATAAACTCCTTCATACAGTATTATACCAACTGTATGGCAGAGCGCCGCAGTCGTAATAACAAGCTTTATAATATTAGCTCGTGTAGCTACTTAAAAATAACAGCTCGTACACTACAGATACAAGCGTAAATATTATCTCTCCAGTATTCGATCCATCTTGGCATCGAGAGCATCTAAGCGTGTTATAACGCGGTCTAAAGAAGTATTGCTTTCAATTTTTGTCGAATATTCCTTTGCGAGTTCCTCCCTTGTTCGGTTTAGAAGAATTTGAACGCGCTTTAGCTCATCGTGGTGGAACTTAACCCACCACATAATGAACCCTAGCCCGCCAGTTAGTCCAACACTCCATAACGATTCCATCTGCATTTCCATTAACTTGGAGCTTCTTCTGGTTTCGATAATGATTGTGTTAACATGTTAACAAATGCACCCCTGCCAACATTCAACTGATCGAGGTTGAACTGGGTCGCACCTATTTTCCGGTCGAGGTCGCTTACGTGATTTACCATAATTTTTTGCTCATCAGTAAGCTGATCCTCGGTATATTCTGTACCGTCAATCGTTATGGTTTTTTTATTTTCTGCCATTTTGATCTCCTTTCGGGTTGGGGTTAAAGTTCTTTAGTCGGGAAGCTCCGCATCAAATGCTACATAGCCTGAAGTGTTGTTTGAGTTTCTAACGTAGTACGGTCTATATATCGTTAAACCACTACTTACAGTATACTCAATATGGGCTAGAACATTAGTATGAGTGCCACCTGAAATTGCTGTACTTGTGCAATCAATAGCTGAATTAACACCATCAGCCACTTGAATATCATTGGTAGATACATCTGGTGCGATTCTCATAGGAACAAATAAAGAAGTTGTAGCCGTAACTACAGTGGCACTTTTAGCAACACCAAATTCTGATAGTACACCATAAGATGCACCACCGCCAAACTTCTGATAATACCTCTGACACAACGCTAGTTCTTCACCATAACTGCGATATTCAAATGGAGTAGCAACCGTTCCCACTTCTAATTGGACACCTGTAAGTTGCCAAGTGTCACCGTCTGTATCAATCTGAGCTTCATGTCCTGCCCCCCATAAAGAAGATGCGTATGACGCCCACCCGGCTGCAGGAGTCCCTGCAAAACCTGAACCTACAATAGTAGGAAATCTGAGGGTTAGCCCTTCCCCATTATCATTATTAATTGTTGTTCCCCCGCTTAAAGGTGGAATAGAAATTGTTTTGTACTCCCAAGTATTAGCTACATTTACAGTGTAAGTTGTTGAAAATATTTTAACAGTATTATCTAGTGCAGTTAAACTAACAGAAAAAATTCCCCCTTTACTAGACTTTACCCAGAAACTTGCTGACAGAGGCTTTGCTGACGCTGATCCAACGGCTAGTGCTTGGCAATCCCGTGCTTCAATATACGTGGCAACAGCCAAGTCCTCATCAGATGCAATAGCACTTTCTGTGGTCGTTACCTCAATCTTTAAACTGTTAAAGAACCCTGGTGGTGCATCAGTCGATTGCGTTACAGTGTGAGCATAATTATCCAAGGCATCAGTCTGAAACTTCCATCTATCTAGGGTGTAATCACTTATCGTAGTATGGCTAGTTGCACGTTGAGCTATTCTCATATCACCATTAATAATCAGATTTTTACGCCCTGCACCAATCAGGTTAAACTGTTCTTGTGGTGTTTCAGCCCGAAGCATAGCCTCTCCAGCTATGCCTGATGGTTTTTTCAAGGTAGCTATTTCAGAGCGAATACTTACCGCAGGTTTTGAAATATCAATTCTTTTTGTCATATTTGCTCCTAATTAAACGTCCGTACACTCTGCCACAAGGCCATTACTTGCACTAATAGCTATCTCAGTGGCGCTGGTTGTATTTGCTGTTCTTACTAATCCTTGAAAAGTAGACCGCCCTGCAGAAGTTCCTACATGAAGTTCTTTAGTAACATCGTCATGGGCTAAAGCTGTTACTGTATCACTGCTACCATATAAAGTAGCTTTGGCATTTGTTTGGAAAAGATGTTTTTCGTCTTCGTATATTTTTTTAATTTGGTCTGGCGTTAGAATCCCTGCACTTACTCGCAGTAATGCTAAAGAGCCTTGATGGTAATTAATATTTCCACTGTATCCACCTACTCTTAATCTCAAATCATCTTTACCAGAAGAATTAAGATTGTAAGCGTGATTAACTTCAAGAGCGTTTCTCCCATTAATATAGACTTTTTTAGTTGATTCATCATCTGTAAAAACAATACACTGCCATTCAGTTGAGTGAAGACCAGCAGCAGTATAAGCTGCTCCATTTTCTTGGTCATAAGTATAGTATTTACCATCGCTCGCATTTATAGCTAGACCATAATGGTAATCTGTATCATCTGTTAAAGACCAAAGATACTGATAGTAACTGCCAAGTGTGGATTTTGACCAACAGATAAAAGACCTTTCTTCTAAATTTAATATATCTGAATTGATGGGCTGTATTAAAGTATTACCACTAGAATTAAATCCGCTATAGCCTACTAACTCTGCACCAGTAGCCACGGCTGTTTTTGTAATTGTACCAGAAGCTCTAAACCCTTTGGCATACAAGCTACGGTCTTTTTCTGCTAGACGTACTGATACGTCATCAATGTACATATCTGTATCATTACCACTCCCACTTTCAGTAAAACTGAGGTATAGGGTTGTTGATGTAGCGGTAAGTGTACCCCCAACGTGTGTCCACGCTGTAGTGTTAAATGCTGAACCTTCAAAGTATTGGTTGCCACCAGCAGACGTTCCAGCTTTAAATGTTTGATTAGAAGAATTAGCGACATAAACCCAAGCGGAAATCGTGTAGGTTTTACCTACTACAACAGTTACATTGGTGTGTGCCATACCGCCAGCACCATTTGCTACAGCGTGTAAACTGTATGTACCAGAGTGTGCTTGTGTATTTGATGTTGCAAAAGTTCCTAAACTAGAAGCTGTCCAACCTGTAGTCGCATTTCCCTCAAACGTACCATTTGTTACTAGCTCACTACCAACAAGATTTGTAGTATCAGTGTCAGACATAGTACAAGCTTTAATGTCACCAGGCATCCATCCTGTATTGTAATCAGAGGTTACATACGCAGCCATCCCATGAGAATTGTCTGTAATATCACCTTCACCAAGCTCATGTATATTTAGACCTGCTCGCCCAATAACACTATTAACAGTTTGTGCAGTAGTTGAGGTAACTATAGTTCTAGGCTCAATCGTAATTAATTTGTCAACATTACCAAGTGGTCTAGGGAAATTGTAAGCCCCACTACCAAGAGGACTGGCATCATCAGCCCAATAATAATTAGCGTCAGACGTGTTGCCCAGATAAGACGCGGATTCTTCTAGATGAATATCTTTGTAAATACCGTAATAGAGAGGAGCTACGCCAACTAGGTTATTGCCTAAAAACCGTGAAAAACTCCCAATAGCTGCCGTTGTTCCCTTGTTTACAACCGTATTATCAGGGTGAATAATGTCAAATCCTTTTTCAAAGCAAATAGCAATAGTGGGGATTGGTAAACCAGTAGAGGGATCAGTTGGTGCGTTTGGAAAAACTTTTACATCAACATCGTTTAAATAAATCCAAGTTAATTTTGCTACTGAATCATGCACATACATACTAAGAGCATCATTTCGTTGAGCAATATTTCCATTGTAGCAATATTGACCATTAGCCATATCCCACATTCTTCCCTTTTCATTAATAAAATTTATGGCGAAGAGATATGGAGAATAACCAGATAGGCTTGAGATAAATAATTCACCATTTAAAGCCTTAACTTTAGTTAGCCATGACCCCCCACTTGCGTGTTCGCCCCCAAGCATATCTTTAGAAGTACAATCAAATATCATCCACATAGATATATCTGGATCATCAGCATCGTAGATTGTAAGAAGAGTATTCGTTATAGCGATAATGGCAACAGCAGGAAATTCTTTGCGAGAACCTCTCTTAGCTCCAGATGATTCATTATACCACGATTTATCTTTAGTCCTATGTCTCCAAGCACCTCCATCACTATCTTTACTAGTATCGTAGACAAATACATCTACATGAGTAGCTCCGCTACCTTGGACTGCACTTAATGCAGCTAGGTTTCCATCCCTAAAAGTAGGTTCATCAGTTGTTGCAAGTCCTTGATTGAGAGCCTTGACTGCTGCTAAGTTAGTAACCTCGCTGTCCATCAACGCACCAGCGGCTGTAACATTAGTTGCATCGGTAACGTCAGCGCTAGCTTCAATACCGTCTAATTTTGTACCATCAACAGATACATCCCGCCCATCGACATTTCCAGATGTAACAATACCTCCAACAGTATATGTACCCGAAGTATCTATTTCAGTAGGGCCGATCTTACTGTCGGCGATCAGATTGGCTAGATCTCGGGTTTTTGTCATAAGTTATTCTCCTGTTAACACTTTAACATATTTATTCTGGTTTACTATCTTCTAAATGTTTAGCATAAGCTGTCTTGACTGCGTCCGTATGAACTACACCACAGATTGCCTTGACCTCATCCGACTCTCCTGAGATGTCTGCATCTGGTGCTACAACATGACGATGAAAGCTACG